AATTATATTCCCATCAGAGTCCTCAATAACTGTTCGAATCTTTGCTTCCCCTGGTTCTGAGTATCCTGATATTGCACGCCCTTGATCATCGTATGTGACTTCTTGCTGCCCTCCACCTGTCTGTCCACCAAGCAAGGTTGATCTTAACACATCTGTGTCCACCTGTGCAGATTTCTCACGCAATGATTGCTCAATGGGAAGCAAGCTCTCAAGTGAACCTACGCTGGTGAAATCTGCATCCCCCACTTTCTTCCCTGTAAGTAAAGCAAGCTGTGCCTCAAGTGCTTCCTTCATTCCTCCACCATAACTCGTAAGGTTTGGTTGCTCATTCCCACCACCCATTGCTGAATCAACAATCCCAAAGGGATCTACTACTTGGTCTACTACACTTGACATATTATTTTCTCCTTTGAATTTTACTAAAATCGTACCACTTAATTGGTTGGTCTTTTGTTGCTCTCATCCATCCAACATGAGGTAGACTGTAAGGTGCTTGCCGGATTAAATCTTTTACTTTCCCAATTGCCATGTGGACATACCAGGCATTTGGATTTTCCACATGCCATTGATTGACAGGATTAGTTTTAAAATTCCTATCCACAGGTTTTAAAAGCAAGAATTGAGATGGTGAAATAAATACATGACCATATGCCATGTATCGTGAGATATCCTGAAACATATCATTATTACACTTGTCGTATAACTCCTTTGCTTGTTCCAAAATATTCATGTACTAATTGTCGCTCCTAATGCGACCACTTTCCATGCAGATCCATCGCTCACTGCGACTGTGGCTGCACCTGAGTTTCCATCAGTTACGTATATCATTTGCCCGGCTGGACTAGCGCTTGGCACACCACTTACTGCGTATGATTTTAATGTCATTATTGTGCCTGAGATTGTGCCACCTGTAACTGCAATAGCATTGCTTGCCTGTGTGGCAACTGTACCTAGTCCTAAGTTTGTGCGTGCAGTACTGGCTGCGGATACATCTGATAAATTATTGCTTGGTTGTAGAAATGCAGAAGTTGCTTGTGTGGCTGCTGTACCTAGTCCAAGTGCAGTCCTTGCTGCCCCTGCATTGGCACTTCCTGTCCCTCCATCTGCGATGGCAATAGGTGAGGATAGACCACTAATTGTACCACCTGTGATGTTTACATTTCCCTCATTGATAGTAACTGTTGGTTCACCAAGTTGATTAAGTGAGGCCGCATCCACATCCACGCCTGTGGCAAATGTAAATGATCGTGTGACTGTTGCGGTAATAGCCATTATGCAACTTCCCTTCTTGCATTTGCCCCTACCCTAATTGCTTCTAAAGCAAGATGCCTAAAGCTTGGTCTGCCTGCGGTGACATTGATTTCTATGTTTGCCCCATACCCACGGGTACGCCCCGTACCAAAGCGAAAGAGTGCTTCTTCTGTGCCATCTGCGGTGTGGCTTAATACTGTGTTGCTTGCATCCGGGTCAAGCGTGTTGACCTTGATGTTAAATGCATCGTTATTGACTGTCTTTGCAGCTACCTGTCCACGTCTCCAACTCTTTACGCTAGTGTCTCCAAATGTGAATGAGCGTGATACTAATTTACCTGCAATTGCAGTCGTGCCGGATTCAGATGTACTTCCTATCTTGCGTCCGCTATCATCTATGGAGTTTTCTTCCATGAGGTAAAATCCAGTGTCATTACATGCGAATAATCTGCGCCTAGTTGGTGCAGATCCGTGGGAACAAATTACCCAATCATCCACATGAAATGCTAGACTGCCTGACATTGCCGGATAGGAATCAACACTTGTCCAGGTTGATGTGAGCAGGTTAAATATGAAAATTTTGTTAGCTACTGTGGAATTGCCTGTGGGTACTGCAAGATAGTACTTGTTGTCATACACCACACCACATGATTTATCTGCTGCTGCGTAGTTTATACCTTCAACAGGATCATCAAACTGATCTTGTATCGGTCTGGTCATGGGTATGGTTTCGCCACTTACTTTACTAATAGCTACTCCAAGTCCCTTTGCTGGATCTGTGCCAGGTGACAAGACGATGACCCCGTTGTCAGATAGGAAGAATGTTTGTGGGCCAGACTGTGAAATTGATTTACGTGCCACACATCCATGCTGTCTTGTAATCTCGTAAGTGTTTGATGCAGATGTAGTTGCAACATTATTTATCATATGGATGGAATTTCTTAAAAGGCAAATTAACTGATCTTCTTGGTAAGGAATAAAGCCTACAAGAAAATCTGCACTACCTTTATTTAATCTAAATTGCGAGTCAGCAGCAGTGAAGTTATTACTATCGAGTAAGTCTGACATAATTACACTGTAATTACTATCTCCACCACTTGGGTTGGTTGTTACAGGATTTGCAATAATTAATCGATTACGAAAACTAATACCAAAGGTTGAGTTGGGACAGGCAATACCTGCACCGGATGCAGTGCCTGTTTTAACAGTAAAATTAGTTGGACTACTAAAGTTACCATCCCATTCAAGTGGTCGTTTATCAGTGCCACGAAACAAGATAAGTTTCTCGAAGTTTTGTACAAAGCTCGCCCCATCTGCTTCTGCGACTACCTCACCACCAGGATAGTCAATGTCGATACCAGAGTTGTTTGCATCATTCCATATGATTGCTTTTGTCTTGGTTGCAACCACCACAAACTCTGTGCCTGTTGCTGGGTCGCTGAACAAAGTCGCACAAAAGCATCGCTCGTCTGAACCATTGTAGGTCAAGGTTACACTACCTGCCAAGAAATCGATACCCTTGCGTACCTCGGCAAGGTCACCAATCAAGCGCATATTCTCGCTTGTTTGTACAAAGCCCGGTTCTAAACTTGTTGCTTCTTGGTAACTATCAATTCCACGAAATCCACGATCCCCATCTTGAAGAACTTGGTCATCTAGTCTGCCTGTTGTGCGATAGCGTGCCATTCACTTCTTCTTTATTTCTTGGTAGAGTTTTCTACCCATGTACACGATTGTAATTACACCTGCAATACATCCAAATAAATCATCTAAATGTGCCAAACCAAAAGTGGCAATTGTACCACTCATGCCAAGAATTGCAGTACGATCAATCATTAGAATAACCAATCGAAAATAATTAAAGTTACAATTAGCGTGACAAATACTGTGAGCATTTTACCTTTTTTAGAAAGGGATAAAAATTTCTCTTTTAATAATTCTAGATTTTTCATGGGTTACGTGAGGGAGGTTTGACAGGGAATGGTGCGCGAGTGGCGTGTTTTTCTGCTTCAGTTTGCGAGCATTGACGAGCCGTGCGTTTGGCTACGAAGATGGGAATGGCTAAGTATCCACCAAGCAATACTGCTGCACCAATTAGGATGTTTTTGATCGTGCTGGTGAACTTCTCAAAGCCTGTCTTATGTTCTGCCAGTCCGCTCGCAACGATGGCAGATACATCTCCGTGGGATAGTTTTTCAATGGTTTCTTCTGCTTCGATGAGAGCATCCTTGTTCTTGAGTGCTTCACCACTAACTGCACCAATGCCAGCACCAAGTGCTGCGATACCTGGGCCACCTAGTGACCCCACCCCACCACCTGCAATTGCGCCAAGTGTTGGGTAGGTGGAGCGAAGACTGCACCCGGTCAGGCAGACAAGCAAAAGGACTATGGCGGTGTAAATCATTTAGGTGGTTGTGTCCATTCGTCCGTTGCTAAAATGATCAGTATTTCGGAATGCGTGTAAGTTTCTTTGCCATACAAAAAACGAGGTTTTGTGCCATCATATTTTACAAAAGTTTTAGTGTTTGCTGGATTCACATTATATCTAAGCGTGTTTTCGCTAGTCTCCTTTACTAGATCAAAGTCCACAGAGCTTACTTCGTCCGCATTGATGATTACATATTTTCTGATCATAATTTAGGAAGGTACATCTGTTACAAAAGTTGGGTCGTTGGTGAACGTCATGTTGTTGGAGTTTGATGACATATCATAAACAGTTGTTCCACTTCCTCCCTCTGTTCCATCTCCGTTTCGCCAATAACCTATCAAATTGCTGGTTCTGTCTGTATCGTAACTGTCAGATTCAGTTAAAAGATTGGGTACTCCACCATTGTAAATTTTTGTAATGTCCGCTGCTGAAAGAGAAGCGTTCCAAATTGCAACCTCGTCTTGTAGTCCGTTTAAGTAAGCATGATGACCAGGACGTGCCATATCTGCTTGAATGACTTTTGCAGTAGTTATATAATTTCTGTTACCATAGACTCCGAAATTACCAAACCCGTTTCCAACTTTCGTGGCGTTTAAATAAATATCATAACCGGGGTTACCTGAATTTGTAGACGAGTTAGATGTTTCCCAAACACAACAAATGTGATGCCAAGAAGATGACGAAAGTGATGCTGATCCACTTTCATAACCCCATGAACCATACCCGTCAGTTATAGTAATTACCTCGTTAGATAATTGAGTGCTTGCCACTCCAATGTAAACACCTGCCTCACTAGATGAAAAACCAAGAAGACATTGCCTACTTGATGATGCGTTGACTGTAGAGTTTGGTTTAACCCACACGCTAATCGTTTTTGCAACAAGTGAAGCAGTTACTGTTGCGTCATCATCTGTACCATCAAATGACAAACTAAACAAATTCAATCCACCACCTGCAAGCCTGCCACTACTAGTCGCAGCTTTACCTCCACCTAGTCCAAGACCAAGCGATATGGTCGATACTCCCATCCTAAATATTGTAGGCTATTACAGCACCACTTGTCAGATCGATGCTTGTAAAGTTTCCGTACAGTACAGTTCCGGCAGATAGCGTGGTTGCATCCTGCCCGGTGCAAATATCATCCAGGTTGGTGATGTTACTCACTTGTGCTGCAAGCACTGTGTCTTCTGTTGCTTGGATCGCAAAGAATTTACCTGTATGTACCGCAGTATCATTGATGTACTCGCCTCCATTTAGTCCTAAACCTCTGTATTCTGATGCCATAATGTTTGTTCCTTTTATGCCGTGCTAACGGCAGTTGTTCCGTAAGTAATAAATTGTAATGGGGTGGATTGCCCTTCTTGTCGTTCGAGCTTATCCAACTCAGTTTGTATGATTTGTTCCGCTTGTGCGTAAATAACCTGCGCTTTTTCAAATTGCGAGTCTGCCTCCAACCACATGCCATATGCCCCCGTTAAGGCATACTC